ATTGGCCGTAGTGTTATCTTCTAAAGCTGAAAGTCCTACGGCAGTGTTTCCAGCCCCGGTTGTGTTTACTGTCAATGCACCTTTTCCAATGGCGGTATTATTATTTGCCGTAGTATTTGCGTCTAGAGCCAAAGCGCCTAGAGCGGTGTTTGAAGCGCCGGTCGTATTATCCTGTAATGCAGATTTTCCAATAGCAGTATTAAAATTAGCTGTCGTATTGTCTCTTAATGCTTCATGACCTAGAGCCGTGTTCTGTTGTCCAGTTGTGTTATCTTGCATAGAAGATGATCCAACAGATGTATTTGCTAATCCTGTTGTATTATTCAATTGAGATTGATAACCTACAGCAGTGTTTCTATCACCTGTTGTGTTTGCATCTAGTGATTCGTAGCCTATCGCAGTGTTGCCAGTTGCTGTCGTGTTATTTTGTAACGCTTGGAATCCCACTGCAACGTTATTGCTTCCAGTAGTATTATCTTTTAATGATTCTTTACCTACAGCAGTGTTATCATTTCCAGTAGAATTTGAAGTCAAAGATTCGTAGCCAATTGCTACACAATCAATACCTGTTGTACTTGCATCTAGAGAAGAATAACCAACAGCAGTATTCCTACTACCAGTTGTGTTTGCTCCCATAGAATTATAACCTAGTGCTGTGTTGCCATCTGCCGTAGTATTTGCGTCTAAGGCTTGAGATCCTACGGCTGTGTTTTGAGTACCAGTTGAATTAAGTTTTAATGCTTCATGTCCACAAGCGGTATTTTCAGACGCTGTATTAGCTCGTAATGAATCTTTTCCAATTGCTGTGTTGTTAGATGTAGTTGTGTTAGTTTTTAAAGCATCAACACCTACAGCAGTATTAGAACTTCCTGTTGTATTGAGTTTCATGGACTCAAGACCTACAGATGTGTTACTTGATCCAGAAGTAAGCGTTGTCAGTGCTTCTTTACCAATAGCAGTATTACTTCCACCAGAAACAGAAGCATCTAAGGCACTTTCTCCAAGAACAGTGTTACCAGCAACAGAGTTTGCACCTTTACCGACAGTAACAGAATTTATTGTTGCATCAGCAGAAGAAGTTATACCACCAGAAAGTGTTCTTAAATCAATCCAGTCATCATCTGCTGAATTACGCATTTTTAAAAGATTATTACTTGTATCAGCCCACAACATATACGCAGCGGTTGTACTAGGAGCAGAACCAGAACTGTTGTTTGTTAATATCGCTTGTAATGCATTATTTAAATCTGATCTCACGTTCGCGCCAGTACTATTGTCAATAACGTAATCGTGGGTAGCCATTTCCTAACTCAAAAATTTATTTCAGTATATACCAAATAATACCTAACTACCACGCCCAAAACCAATAGCAGTATATTTGAAATTTCTATTTACATTACTTCCACCATTTTTTATGTCAATATCAAAGCCTGTACCGGAGATATTAGACAAGAAAAACTCGTCCCCGGTAGTCATGTTTTCTATTGTTATACCAATCGTAGGCAAAGCAGAACCGGCAGAGACACTTGTACCACTTGATCCGGTAAAGAATGAATTTGCAAAAGTAACAGATTTTGTGGAAGTTGTAGAGGCTATAGCGGTATTTACTGTTTCTGTTCTTCTTTCTAACTCTGCCGTATATCCTAGCTGGTCAATCTCAATACTTTGTGCGGGGTCGTCAGAGTCCATTTCACACCTAAATTTAAAACCTCTTGCTATAAAAGTACCATTTGCAAAGGTATTAAACGGAGAAAATTCAGAACTCAAAGTACAATTACCACTAGTTGTCTGACTAGAAGCCGCAGTTACCGTAAAAGTATTAGTTGCTTTTGTTTTAATTTCGTAGTTTCCGTTTACACCGTTGCCACTTGTGAAAGTGATTTCTATAAAACTACCTATTGCAAAACCGTGGGAATTTTTTGTTATTGTAATCGTTGTCCCGGATTGTGAATAAGTGGCTGAAGATGTTGCGTCAGGGTCAGAATCTGTAGTTGCTACTAGGAGTTTGGCGTTAACATCGAATGCGGTGGCTCCATCGAAATCAGACCAAGTATCTATGTTGCCTGTTCTTTTGTCGATAAGATCATTTGGATAAAAACCTTGTGTAACAAAATGCCTTTTTAGACGTAGGGGTTGTTTTGAACCGAGGTCTAATTTATTTGCAAAATCATAACTACCCCCAGTTATATCAACCGCGCCCAAGAAATCAAAATCAGCGATACTATCAAAATCAGCTACGCCATCTAATAATTCAAGAGAACCAAGAACCAAACCATTAACGTCATCACTAAAAAAACAATCAACTTTTGTGCCGGCAAAAGGTGGGCTGTCTGTATCTTCTCTATCAACAAATACTGCTAACTTTGGCTGTGGGTCAGGTGTTGTAACAACTACTGATGTCTCCCCGCTACTTAAGCGACCCCCATCATCGCGGAATTTTAAAATATACTCTCCATCTACGGCTGGGACTAAAGTCTCAGAAACCATACCGGGTAAGGCGGGAATAATATCAACAGAGTTTGTAAAAGTTCCAGAACCATCTACAAGATTGCTATGCCTGACGACCACGTTTCCACCGTGGGTGACATCAATGTCTGTGGCTTTGTCGAAACGAAGCCTAATAAACTGATCTGAAACAGGCTCTACAAGAAGTCCTGTTACGTCCTGTGGTAATGCAGTTTTTCCAACAGCTTCAAATGTTAAATCAGTAGATGTTGCAGAAAGTTGTGCTTGTACGTTATAGCTAAAAATTTGTATTTCATAAGTACCTTTTTGACTATTCAAAATCTCAAAATCTGGCCTTGATACCCTTTCCGTTACATAGTTTCCATTTTCAAAACGATAATTAACCTGATATTCAATAACTCCTACAATCGGTTGCCAACTTATAATAATTTTTGAAACCGCTTGATTATTGATCGGCACAATCTTTTCAACAGCAACAAGTCCGCTAGGTGGATTGGATAGTTGATTAAGAATAGATACGTTCCGTGCGGGTAATGCCGAGCCATCTTCAATAAAATCATATTTACCGGGTACGTACGACAAAGCGGTTATTGCGTAGTTTATACCGTCTTGCTCTTCAATGGTTATGACCCTAAATTTTTGAGATTCTACTGTTACGTTCGAGATAACCCAGATTGTGTTTACATTAGGTGTTTGAGAAAAAGCAGTGCTTACAGTAACTGTACCGTTTGAAACACTAGAAATTGTTCTACTTTCAACCGATCCATCAGGCAAAATAATTGATAATGTAGCGTCCCCAACTGGATTACCCGAAGCATCTACAGCAAAATCAGTAGCCTCAGTATCATCTACAGTAACAACTGTTGTTGAAGTAACTGTTTTTAATCTTCCTCCACGCCTTAACCCTGCTCTAACTGGGTCATTGATTTCAATTATTGAACCCGGTCTTACAATCACACCTCCATCAATCGAAGTAGAAAAACTTACAATTTCACTCTCATTCTGTTCAGCAAAAAGAATCGCCCTTCCAAGACGCGCTGCTTGCCCTCTGGACGTACAAGCAAAAGCCTTTACCTGTTTCACTATCGTACCGAGTTTTGTTATAGCTGTTGCGTCCTCGACTACCTCATAATCAATCTCTTGACTGTCCATATTGAAATATGAAACAGAAACCACGCTGTGTCTTTGCTTTAAACTACTACCGGAATAGCTGAAACCATCATCAGTTACGTTGCTTAAGTTGAACAAATAACTTGCGTCTTTCGGAGAATCCTGAGTAATCGTAATAGTTCCCGCCGACCAGATCGGCATACACCGCATAACACCGGCAAGTTCATTTATAAGATCAAAGGCTTCACTAGCAGTTTGTATATTTACGTTGCATGAAAATCTTGCCTCCTCTCCACCAAAACCATCATCTACAAGAGTATTTGCATATTTTGAGGCTGTTACGAAAGAGAATAAATCTAAAGTACTGTCTGAAACATGATCTCCAAAACCATACCGGGTATCTGTTAACAAATCGAGTAACACCATTGCGGGGCATGAAGTCCAAACAGCAGCACCCATAACGCCGTTAAAAATATAGCCATCTGGATAAATTATTCTCCCAGTAGCGGTGTCTACTGACGGCGTACCAGAACCAGAAGCGCCAGCACCCGGAATCCTTACCTTGATTCCTCTTATGCGATATTTTCGCCTTGGTATAGAACTGAATTGTTGTGAATCAAGACGTATCGAGTTATAAGCAGAGTTTGCGTATGTACTTGCATCGTCAATTATTTCTGCAAAACTTGTCCATTGAAAAGAATCAATCAAAGAAGTATCTGTACTATCCTCCGTAATCCTTGAAACTCTTATATCTACTGGAAAACTACCAGTAAGTGCAACTGAAAAATCTTTTTGGTATGTGTCGGCGGTTCTTCCAGTAACGGTATCTGTGTGAACGTCAGTAAAACCACCACTATTGTATTGAACACTAATCTTAAACTGCACTGTAGAACCAAGCAAATCACCCTCGGTGGTTGCTTTTTGGATTTGCGGGAATGATATTGTAACCTTTACCCGGTCAACATTTGTATTTGTTATTTGTCTGGTAACTGGTGTTGCAGCAGTGACCGTCACACCAACTGGGGTTATAGAAGAAGAACTTTCAATACCATCAATTTTTGTTTGATCTGCTGTACCAAAACGTGATGAAAAAGTCACATCTTGAAAATTAAAATCTGTTGTTGCTGGACTACTTGAACTAGCTGTTGCTTTTAAAATGGGTGTATCGTTAAGAAAAACGTCTTTCAAATAAGCATTTGTATACGCCGTTGATGTACGGTCTGTAATACCTTCTTTAGATGCACTCGCTG